GTCGCGCTGACCGCGATTTTCAGCTAGTTAGCAAAGTGCCCGGAGGTATCCGGTCAAGGTGCCTAAGTATCTGGGCGAGGTATCCGATGAGCGAAATGATGGGCCGCAACGAATACGCGCGGCACCGCGGGTGCTCGCCGAACGCCGTGTCGAAGGCGATCAAGGACCAGCGCATTGCCAAGGCGGTCGTCATAGATGACGCCGGCAAGTTCATCGGCATCAAGTGGCGCCTGGCGGACGAGCTCTGGGCGCTGAATACGGATCCGGAGGCGGCCGCGAAGGGCGGGCGTGGCGAGCTGCTGATGCCGCCCTCTAGCGAGCTCGAGGAGCCGGAGGGCGAGAGCGCGCCGGCCGAGCCGCGCGATCCTGGCTACCGCGACATGCTGACTCGCGTGAAGCGCGCCGAGGCGCAGCTGAAGGAAATGCAAGCGCTCGAGCGCGCCGGCGAGCTGATCGTCGCCGATGACGTGGAGCGCGAGAACGAGGAGATCGCGCGCGCGGTGCGCAACGCCATGCTGGCCATTCCTGATCGGCTTGCCCAGGCGCTCGATCCGGCGAACCCCGAGCGCGCTCGCAAGCTGCTCGATAACGAGATCAAAAAGGCGTTGCGTGGACTCGAATCCAAACTGGATCAGCGCGCTGCCGCCACTACAGAAGGCGAGACGGCTCTGCAGTAAGGCCTGGGCGCGCGGGCTCGCGCTCGACCCCGAGCGCACGGTCAGCGAATGGGCTGATGAGCACCGCATCCTCTCGAAGAAGGCCTCGGCGGAGCCGGGGCGCTGGTCAACCGAGCGCACGCCCTATCTGCGCGAGATCATGGACGTGCTCTCGCCATCCGATCCGACGCAGGTCGTGGCATTCCAGAAGCCGACGCAGATCGGCGGCACCGAGTGTGGCAACAACTTCCTCGGCGCGACGATCGACCAGGGCGGCGGCCCGACGATGGTGACGCTGCCGACCTCGAACGCGGCGAAGAAGGCCTCGCGTACGCGCGTTGGGCCGATGATCGAGGAGACGCCGAGTTTGCGCGCCAAGGTGCGGGAGGCGAAGTCGCGCGACAGCGGCAACACGGTGCTGCTGAAGGAATTCGACGGCGGGGTGCTGATCTTCGCCGGCGCGAACAGCGCGACCGAGCTGAAATCTAGCCCGGTGCGCAATCTCTTCCTCGACGAGATCGAAGAATACCCGGCGGACGTCGACGGCCAGGGCGATCCGGAAGAGCTCGCCGAGAAGCGCACCGATACCTTCGCGCGGCGCAAGATCTTCAAGGTCTCGACGCCGACCATCACCGGCGGCCGCATCGATCGCGCCTACAAGGCCTCGGACCAGCGGCTGTACTTCGTGCCGTGCCCGGCCTGCGGCCACCTGCAGCATTTACGCTTCGAGCAGCTGCGCTGGGAGACGCGCAAGGTCTGGGAGAAGATCGACCGCGAAACGGGCGAGGTCCTCGCCGCGGCGCCCGAGGCGCCCGACGCGGTCGAGCGCGACACCGGCGAGCTCGTCGACGTCTGGTATGAGTGCGAGGCGGCGGGTTGCCGCATCGACGAGCACCAGAAGCCCGAGTTCCTCGCCGACCAGGCGATGGGCGGCAAGGCGCGCTGGATCGCGCAGAATCCTGGCCCGGACCGCGCCGCCGGCTTCAAGATCAACGCGCTTTACTCGCCGCTCGGCTGGTATCACTGGCGGCAAGTGGTGCTGAAGCACCTCGAGGCCGAGCGTGATACCACCGGCACGAAGAAGAAGACCTTCGTCAACACGGTCCTCGGCGAGGCCTACGACGAGGCCGGCGAGGCGATCGAGCCGCACTGGCTCAAGCAGCGTATCGAGCCGGCCTGGCGGGTCGGCACCGTAGCGGATCCGCGCTGCCTGCTGCTCTTCGCCGGCGTCGACGTGCAGCACAACCGCCTCGAGTGCTACGTCTGGGGCTATGGCCGCGACCGCGAGCGCTGGCTCGTCGACCGGCAGATCATCTTCGGCTCGCCGGCGCTCGACGAGACCTGGCGCGGCCTCGAGGAAGTGCTCGGCAAGGGCTATGCCCACCCGGGCGGAACGTCGCTAAGGATCGAGCGGCTCGCGATCGACGCGTCCGACGGCGTGACGACGCACTTCGTGCGCGCTTTTGCGCGCAAATGGGCGCCCAGCGCTCGCGTCATCGCGGTAAAGGGGCAGGCGGCGGCGGGTAAAGCGCTGATCAGCAAACCCACCAAGCAGGACGTGAACTACCGCGGCCAGGTCCTGAAGCACGGCGTCGACCTCTGGCCCTACGGCGCCGACACGGCGAAGGGCGCGCTTTACGCGTGCCTCAAGCTCGCCGAGCCGGGCCCGGGCTATGTGCACTTCCCGAGCGGCCTGCCGGACGAGTTCTTCGAGCAGCTCACCGCCGAGCGGCGCGTCACGCGCTACCTGCGCGGTCAGCCGCGCGTCGAGTGGGTACTGGAGAAGGGCCGGCGCAACGAGGCGCTCGACTGCGCCGGCATGGCGGATGCCGCGGCCGAGTCGTTCGGCCTGTCGCGTGCGCCGTGGGACAAGCTCGAGCAGCTGCGCAACCCGGCGCAGCGCGACCTGCTCACCGGACCGGGCGCCGCCGCGCAGAGCTCGACGGATGCGCCCGAAGGCAGCGCCGTGGCTGGCCAAGCCCCTGCGCCGGCGGCGGCCGTCCAGACGTCTGCATCGAAGGCCCCCGCGCCAGGTCGGCCCGGCTGGGTGCACCGCTATAGATAGCCTCCGGGGCCGGCGCGTCCCCCCGGTGCTGAGCTCGTTTCGCTTCGCCTGGCCCATTCCGCGTCGGGATCGGCGAAGAGCAGGACTAGCAGGCTTCGCCACCTCGGGCCGCCGACGCGCGGCCATTTTTTGGAAAGAGCCCAATGGCCAACGCGATCTACCCGATCTACAAACAGAACCTGCTCGCCGGCACGTCCGGTTACGACCTCGACAACGATACCTCGACTGACGGGCCGTACTGCGCGCTGGTCGACACCGGGACGTACACCTACAACGCGGCGCACGATTTCTACAACGATCTCTCGGGCGTCGTCGGCACCGATCAGCGCATCACCGCGCCGACCGTGACCACCGGCACTTTCGACGGCGGCAATCTCACCTACACCGCCGTGACCGGGAACAGCGTCGAGGCGCTCGTCATCTACCGGCACAACTCGGGCGCGAACACGACGTGGCCGCTGGTCTGCTACATCGATTCGAGCGTGACCGGCCTGCCGGTGACGCCGAACGGCGGCGACATCACGGTGACCTGGAACGGGAGCGGGATCTTCACGCTATGACCGATCCGCTCCGCAACGACAACGATCCGCTGCGCAAGAGCGGCCCCGAGGCGGAGAAGGAGCTGTTCCGCGCGCTGTCCCAGCTCGCGCACGGGTACCCGAACGAGGCGGTGATCGGCGCGGCGATGAACGTGCTCGTGAACGTGATCCGCCAGGCCGAACCGAAGCGCGAGGGCGCGCGGGCAAAGTTCGACGAGGTGACGGCGCGCGTGCGCGAGCTGCTGCTCGGGCAGCACTATGATGCGGCGGGCAACCGGCGCAACCTGTTCCCGTTCCACCAGGTGATCGAGGTGCCGCTGGTGCAGATGAAGCGCAAGCACTGAGATGGCTGCGGTCCTCCTGTCGAGCTTCACGGTCGGCGTCACGCAGCGCGACGGCCGGAGCTACGTCAACGAGGATCACGTCGACCAGTTCGGCGTGCACTGGCCCTACGAGTATCTGGCGGCAGTCGGGGCGGACTACGCCGCGCTTCTGGCGCTGCATGCCGACAACGTGGCGAGGGCGATCGAGCGCGGCGAGCTGAATGCCATGCTCCAGACCGGCGCGCTGCTCACGCTCAAGTACGTCACCAAGGCCGACCTCGGCAATTACTTTCGCGCCGCCTATCAGGCCGCGACGCGCGAGGAAGCCTGCCGGCTAGCGAAGTGGCTGCTTGATCACATCGACGCGGGCGACTTCACCGACGCCCAGGTGCAGGCCTTCTTCGGCCTCACGACCATGCAGTACAACGCGATGAAGGCGCGCGCCTCGACGATGCGCGACAACTACAACACGATGCTCTCGGCGGTGGGTGAGTAATGGCGAACTGGTACGTCGACAGCACCGCGACCGGGGGGACGAACAGCGGCACATCGTGGGCGAATGCTTGGCTCTCGCTGGAATCGGCGACTGCCGCGAACGGCGTGGCCGCTGGCGACAACATCTACGTCAGCAAGAACCACGCGGAGAACAAGACAACTGGGACGATCACAGTCAACGTACCTGGAACGCTGGCAGCGCCCAACAACGTGATCTGCGCCGATCCGGCCGCCACGCCGCCTACGGCGGTGGCCGCCACGGCGGTCGTCAAGGCGACCGGAAACAACGCCGTGGACATAAGGGGCCACGCGTATTTTTATGGCACTCGCTTCCACAGCGCCGATACCGCCTCGTCCGGACTCGGCATTACTCAGGCGGTAAACAATGCGGAATCGCAGTCCTACGAAAACTGCGAGTTCTACGATGGATCAACCCACGCCAACGGGAAGATCGTCGTAGGGAATACCGGGAACGCGCAAGGCGGCATGGTGCTGTGGAATAACTGCCGCGTAAAATTCTTCGCGACTGGGCAATGGATCGCTAACGCCTACGGCTGGCGCTGGAGCGGCGGTAGCATCGTCAGCGGTTCGTCGGCGGTCACGACGATTTTCCGGCCGCAAGTTCCGAGCGGTCGCTTTGGCGGCTTCCTCATTGAGGGAGTAGACCTCTCCAATGCCGCATCAAATGCCACGTTGCTCGATCTCACTGATGTGCAGGCGATGGGTGACACGAAGTACGCCATCCGTAACTGCAAACTGCCTGCGGGCTGGAGCGGGTCGCTCATGACGAATGCCCCTTCCGGGCAAGAGGCATGGCGCGTCGAGATGCACAATTGCGATTCTGGGGACACGAACTACCGGCTATGGATAGAGGATTGGCTCGGCAACATCAAGAACGAGACGACGCTTATACGGACAGGCGGCGCCTCTGATGGGATAACCGGCCTCTCGTGGAAGATCGCATCGAACAGCAAGGCGCTCTATCCCATGCTGCCACTTCGCAGCCCTGAGATTCCGCGCTGGAATGAGACTATTGGCAGCGCCGTCACGGTGACGGTCGATGTGCTGCACGACTCGCTCACAAATCTCAAGGACAGTGAAATCTGGCTCGAAGTGCAGTATCTCGGCACCAGCGGATTCCCGCTCGGGTCGTTCGTGAGTGACGCCAAGGCTGACGTGCTCGCCACCGCTGCCGATCAGACGGCATCGGGCGCGAGCTGGACCACGACCGGGATGACGAACCCGAACAAGCAGAAGCTCTCTGTGACCTTCACGCCGCAGGAGAAGGGCCACATCTATGCCGTGGTGCACCTCGCGAAGGCTAGCTATACCGTCTACGTCGACCCGAAGCTTCAGGTGAGCTGAGCAAATGTCTCAGATCCAATACGTCGGTGGGCAGGTGGCGGGGCGGGCGAACCCGAGCTCGGCTGTGCAGGTTACGTTCGCGCTCACGGGCGGACTCGCTTCGACGCCGGCCGCGGGCGACCTCGTCATCGTCACGTGCGTTACGGGATCAGCCGCCGGCAACCCGGCGATGGCGGTGACGACGCCGACGGGATACACGAACCTCGGGCAACTCAACCAGTCCGCGCAAACCAACGACACGAGCATGGACGTGTCGTGGAAGTTCATGGGCGGCACGCCCGATACCACCGTCACGATTCCCGGCACCGGGAACAATGCCTTCGCCGAGGCCTACGCCATCCAGGTGTTCCGCGGCGTCGATCCGAGCCAGCCGTTCTGCGCAACAGCGGTGTCAGCCGGCGGCACCGGCACCGGGCGCCCGAACCCGGCGTCCATCACACCCACGACGCCGGGCTCCTGGCCGGTGATCTGCGGCGGCGGCGCGGCGGGCCTCGGGGCCAGCTACACGGCGCCGGCCAACTACGCGACCCACTTCCTGACCGCGAGCGGCGCCGACACGACCGACGCCATGGTCGGGTGCGGCTACCGATCAGATTGGACGAGCGGCGCGGAAGATCCAGCCGCCTATACCGGAGGCACCACGGGATCCACGGATTCCTGGTGCGCGTATACGTTGGCCCTGCAGCCTACGGTCGACCTGCAGCCAGGGCTCCTCAGCGACGCGGATACCTTCCCTTCAGCAGCCGTATCGCTGGTGGCAGGCGAAAAGCAGCGCCAGATTCCAGGATGGCAGTTCCTCAACGAGACCGCCACGGCCCAGCGCCAGATTCCGGGTGGACCGTTCGTCAACGAGACGGTGACGGCGGCCTCTGGCGCGCAGGATCTCACGCCGTCGCTCTATTCGGACGCGGACAGCTTCTTCGCGCCGATTGTCTCCTCGAGCTACGCGCTCACGTCTTCGCTCTACACGGACGCGGACAGCTTCTTCGCGCCGGCGGTCGCGACCAGCTATGCGTTGACGGCTAGTCTCTACGCCGACTCCGACGCTTTCCCGGCCGCCACAGTAGCGCGAGGCGCGGTTGATCTCGCGCCATCTCTCTTCACAGACGGAGATACGTTCTACGCCGCCACGGTCGGGCAGGGCGGCACGACGCAGGAGCTCCAGCCGCCACTCTACGCGGACGGGGACAGCTTCCCGAGCGCGACGGTGACGCCGGGAGCGGTGAATCTGGCGCCGAGCCTTTACAGCGACGCCGATACATTCTTCTTACCGGTGGTGAGCACCGGCGCGGGGCAACTCTTCCCGGAGCTCTACCAGGACGCGGACTCGTTCTATAACGCGACGGTATTGCCGGCGGCGGTGAGCCTCGCGGCTTCGCTCTATAGTGATGCCGACGCGTTTTACGCAGCGACGGTCAGCCAGGGCGGAGCACCACAGGGGCTCACAGCATCGCTGTATTCAGACCCGGACTCGTTCTACGGCCCGGCTGTCGCGGCGACACATGCGCTGTCTCCGGCGCGGTTCGACGATGGAGATGGTTTTTACGCCGCGACGGTGAGCGCTGGGGTTGCGAGCCTCGCGCCAGCGCTCTTCGTCGATGCGGATATTTTCTACTCGCCGGTAGTCGTGCCGGCGGGCGGGGTGGCCGCGGATCTCTTCATAGATGCGGATATTTTCTATGCCGCCTCACTCGGGATTGCGACATATGGCTTCGGCAGACATGGCCTCGGAAGAACCGCTGGGCACCCGTCAAGCAGCGGAATCGGAAATACCTCTGCTCGGCCATCGAGCTATGGGATAGGGAGCACCCAAGGGCATGAATAGCCGTCCATTCGTCGATACCCATACAGCTGGGGATACTCTAGAAATGTCCCTAGCCAAGGGCAACGCCATCACGGTCGAGGACTATCCAGCTTCCGATGGCTGGACGTTGAAATACCGGCTTACTGCGCAATTCACGACGCCGACGCAGGCACCGATCGATATCGATTGCACGACCGATTCTGATGGCGCGAGCTACAAGCTGCTGGCATCAGCGGCGACGACGGGCAACTGGAAGCCTGGCTCCTATTACTGGTCGCGGCGCCTCGAGAGGGGAGCGGATCGGGTAACCCTGGAACGTGACCGGCAGCTCGATGTTCTGGCCGATCCGACAGCTACCATCCAGGGCAACGATGCACGCTCACACGCCCGCAAGATGCTCGAGCAGATCGAGACGGCACTGGAAGGCTTCGCGAGCGGCTCGACGATCAAGTCCTACACCATCGGCACGCGCTCGTTCACTAAGGCGGATCACGCGGAATTGATCAAGCTCCATTCGCGTTATCAATGGCTCGTTGCCAACGAAGATGCGAAGGACAGGATCGCCGCGAATCTGCCGAATCCCCGCAATATCGGCATTCGCTTCGTGAGGTAAGCATGCTCGAATCCTTCCGAAAGCGGCTTGCGCGGCTTATCGCGCCACGGCCGGCGAAGCCGAATGTTCGCGCCTATTACGCCGGTAAAGCTTCTCGCCTGACGCTCGGCTTCGGCTCTGCCGATTCGAGCGCAGATTCCGAGCTTTCGACGAGCCTGCGGGCCATGCGCTCGCGCTCGCGGCAACTTTGCCGTGATTCTTCATTTGCGAAGCGGGCGAGGAGCATCGTGCAGCTCAACGTCGTGGGCCACGGCGTCGGAATGCAGGCGCAGGTCATGAGCTCGCGCGGCAAGCTGAATGAGCGGGTGAACGGGGCCATAGAGACAGGATGGGAAGAATGGTCCCGGGCGGAGAATTGCCACACCGGAGGTGTGCTCGACTTCGCCGATATGGAATCGCTCATCATGGCGGAGGTCTTCGAGGCGGGCGAGGTCTTGCCGCGCAAGCACTACGTGCCTTTCGGCCCGGCGGGCATTCCCTTCGCGCTCGAGATCGTCGAGCCCGAGCGGCTGCCCGAGGACACGCCGCAGTATCCGGCGCCAGGATCGGTCGGCCAGGTGCGCATGGGCGTCGAGGTCGACAGTTTCCAACGGCCGATCGCCTACTGGGTGCGCAATAGCTACCCGGGGGACATCAAGCCATCGCTCGCGACGGACGTGGGCGGCTTCATCCGGATCCCCGCCCGGGATATGTGGCACCTGAAGCTGACCGGGCGCTGGCCGCAGACCCGCGGCGAGCCGTGGCTGCACACCGCCATGCGGAAGCTGAACGATATGGACGGGTACTCGGAGGCCGAGATCGTCGCAGCGCGCGGCGCCGCTTCCTACATGGCGTTCATCAAGACGGATACGCCGGACTCTCCCCTCGCGGAAGAGGCGAGCGACGGCACGAAGCAGACGCAGATCGAGCCCGGTATCGTCGAGCACCTGGCGCCCGGGGAGGACGTGCAATTCATCTCGCCGAACCGGCCGAATGCGGCGATGGACCCGTTCATGCGGCTGATGCTGCGGGAAGTCGCTGCCGGGATCGGCGTCTCCTACGAGTCGCTGTCGCGGGACTACTCGCAGACGACCTATTCCTCTGGGAGGCTCGCCCTCCTCGACGATCGGGACCTCTGGCGCTTCCTGCAACAGTGGTACATCCGCACCTTCCGTGCGCCGCTGCATCGGGAATGGCTGCGCAGCGCCGTCATGGCCGGGAAGATCCCTGAGATCTCCATCGACGAGTACATGCGTAATCCGAGGAAATTCGAGGCGGTGCGCTTCAAGCCTCGGGGCTGGAGCTGGGTCGACCCGACGAAGGAAGTCGAGGCCTTCAAGTCGGCGGTGCGAAACGGCTTCACCACGGTCTCGGACGTCATCGCGAAGACCGCCGATGGGCGCGACCTCGAGGACGTGCTGAACGAGCGCAAGCGCGAGCTCGAGCTGATGCGCGAGGCGGAGCTCTCCTTCGACACCGATCCGGAGAAGAAGGTCGACGGCACGCCTGCCGAGCCGGCCGCAGCCGCTCCAGACCCAAGCCCGCAGGCGCCGCCCGACGGCGAGACGAATGCCAATGACAACGAACCCCGCTCCGGCGGGGTTCTTCATTTCAGGAGGTAGGAAATGGCGAAGAAGCCCACCAAGCCAGCGGAGAAACAGGAGCAGAAGCCTGCGGAGGCTATGGAGACGCTCAAGCTGCCGCCGCTGTCGCGCGACGTGCCGATCGAGGCCGTCAGCGTCCGGGCCGAGGAGGGCGTCACGCGCCTGAGCTTCCCCGCCTCGAGCGAGACGCCGGTCGAGCGCTGGTTCGGCGACGAAATCCTTTCCCACGACCCGAAAGCAGTCCGTCTCGATCGTGCCAAGAGGGGCGCAATGCCCCTCCTTTTCAATCACGACTGGAATGACCCGGTGGGCATCATCGACAAGGCGCGCATCGAGGATTCCAGGCTGATGGTCGACGCCCACCTCTTCGACACGGCGCGGGCGAAGGACGTCGCGACGATGCTCTCCGGAGGCCTGCGTAACGTCTCCATCGGCTACCGGATTCACATCGTCGAGGAGGACAAGAAGACAGGCATCTTCACCGCCCGCGACTGGGAGCCCTTCGAGGTTTCCATCGTCACCGTTCCCGCCGACCCCACGGTCGGCATCGGCCGCCAGCTCGGCGAAGAGCTGGAGGTGCGAATGCTGGTTCGTCAACCCGCGGCAAGTGCCGCATCAATGGAGAAAGCCATGTCTGGCAAAGAGGCAAGTGCCGCCGCGGGCGAAAACGCGGACAAGCAGGAGCGCGTCGAGGTCATCGAAGACACGACCGAGTCGCCGATCGAGCGCGAGAAGCAGCGCGCGCAGGCGATCCGCAGCATGGCGGAGAGCATGCAGATCAATGACCAGCGGACTGTCCAGGGCTGGATCATGGGCGGCAGGCCGCTCGAGGTCGTGGCGAATGAGATGGTGAAGCTGCGCGCCGAGCGCTCGAAGCAGGCCGCCATCGACGTCGCCGGCATCGGCCTCACCGACTCCGAGGCGCGGCGCTTCTCCTTCGTGCGCGCGATCAACGCGGTCTTCACGCGCGACTGGACGAAGGCCGGCTTCGAGGCCGAGGTTTCCAAGGCGACCGCCCAGCGTATGGGCAAGGTGATGAACGAGCTCACCTTCGCCGTGCCGCCGGAAGTGCAGTATCTCGCTGGCGACAAGCGCGTGCTCATCGCCGCCACCGCCGCGCAGGGCGGAAACCTGGTTCAGACCGACCTGATGAGCTTCATCGACATCCTGCGCGTGCGCTCGGTGGCGCTGCGCGCGGGCGTGACCACGATGGGCGGCCTGGTCGGCCAGGTGGCGATCCCGAAGAAGACCACCGCCGGATCGGTCGGGTTCATCGCGGAAGCTGGCACCGCCACGGCGAGCGAGCTCGTGCTCTCGCAGCTCACGCTCTCGCCGAAGACCCTCGCCGGCTACGAAGAGTACAGCAAGCAGCTGCTGCTGCAGTCGACGCCGGACGTCGAGACCCTGGTGCGCCAGGACCTCGCCGACGGCATCGCGGTGAAGATCGACAACGCGATCCTCTGGGGCACGGGCGCGAACAACCCGACCGGCATCCGTTATACCTCGGGCATCGGCACCGCCAACCCGACGGCCGGCACGGCGGTGGTCTACGCCGACGCGCTTCGTTTCCAGAGCACCGTCGCCGCGGCGAACGCGGGCGGGCCGGACGCCTTCACCTACCTCGCCACGCCGGCGGTCGCGGCGCTTCTCATGGGCAAGCCGCGCTTCGCGAGCCAGGGCGACACGCCGATCTGGCAGGGCAATATGTGGGAGGGCCAGATCGCAATGACCCGCGCGCTGTCCTCGAACCAGATCGGCTCGGCCTGCATGCTGGCCGGCGACTTCACGCAGGCGGTCCTCGCGCAGTGGGCGGGCCTCGAGGTCGAGGTCAACCCGTACGCCAACTTCCAGGCGGGCATCATCGGCGTGAAGGCGACGATGTTCGCGGACGTCGGCGTACGCCAGGCGGGCGCCTTCGCCATCGGCACCGGCATGACGGGCTGATAAGCAGCAACCGATACGCACGGCTAGGGTCATTCCCGAAAGCGCGGTCTCCTCCCGGCGTTGCCGTGCGTTTTTTCGAGGATGCTGAAAGAGGAATCAGCGGCATGACCTGCATAGTGGCATTGCGCCATAAAGGCGTGATTTATATGGGCTGCGACTCCGCTGGCGTGGGTGGGTGGTACGCACGCAGCAATAGAGTCGACCCCAAGATTTACCGCGTCGGAGATTCCCTGATCGGTTTCACAACGTCATTCAGGATGGGGCAGCTGCTTGGCCATGCGCTCGCGCTGCCACACCACCACGCTGACGTGGCCGTCGAGAAATACATGGTCACCTCGTTCATCGACGCCGTCCGCAGCTGCCTGAAAAATGGTGGCTGGGCGGAGAGGGAAAAGGAGCAGGAGCGCGGAGGAGTTTTTCTGGTGGCCTATCGCGGAAGGATTTTCGAGATCGAGAGCGATTACCAGGTCGGCGAGCGCGATGAGCCGTTCAGCGCCGTCGGCTGCGGGGCTGACCTGGCGCTGGGATCCTTCTACAGCAGTGAAGGCCTTGATCCGCGAAAGCGCGTCGAGCTCGCCTTGCAGGCTGCAGCGGCATTCTCGGCTGGTGTGCATCCGCCGTTCAGGATCGAGGAGCTCGCGAGCGGTCAACAGCCGCCCAAGGCGCCCCCGCCGCGAAAAGGGCGCACCGCGAGCGAACTGAGGGGGAGACGCTAATGGTCTGGCGCTCCTGCGATCCCCAGGGCAACGAAGCGGGCAAGGTCAAGCTCGACCTCGTGCCCTACATGCGCGGCGTCGTGCTCGATCTGGGCTGCGGGCCGCAGAAGATCTTCCCGACGGCGATCGGCGTCGATGACGACCGGGACCTGAAGATCTTCGGCATCAAGGCGCACTTCGACGTGCGCGCCGACGTCGAGCGGCTGCCGTTCGTGGACGGCTACGCCGACACGGTGTTCAGCTCGCACACACTCGAGCACATCGTCGACTACAGGGCGGCGCTCACCGAGTGGTGGCGCGTGGTGAAGCCGGGCGGCTATCTGGTGCTCTACCTGCCGCATGCGGACTGGTATCCGAACCGCGGCATGCCGGGCAGCAATCCGGACCACAAGCATGACTTCCGGAACGACGATGTAACCAAAGCCATGCTCGCTGCGGCGCGCGGCCAGGCTTGGCGGCAGATTGCAGACGAAGTGCGAAGCGGTGGCATGGAATATTCCTTCCTGCAGATCTATCAGAAGATCGGCGGGGATGCCTGCTACGTTTATCAGGCCAATCAGAGCCCGGAGAAAACCATCGCCCTAGTCAGCATCGGCGCGCATGGCGACGCGCTCTGGACCTCGGCGCTGCTGCCCCACTTCAAGCGCGAGGGCTGGCACGTCACGGTGTACGTGGCCGAGGAGGGCGAAGCGGCGCTCAAGGCCGACCCGCACATCGACCGGCTGGTCGTGCAGCCGAAGAAGCTCTTCGGCGAGGGCGGCGAGGAGGTGGTCTGGCAGTGCGCCTACTGGCTGCACGAGGAGAAGAAGTACGATCGCTTCATCAACCTGACCGGCTGCGTGGAGCGCAACCTCCTCGCGCACCAGAGCGATTGGCGCTTCTACTTCGCGAAATGGCAGCGCGATCTGGTGATGAACGGCAACTACCTCGAGGCGCTGCACGCCTGGGCGGGCGTGCCGTTCGATCCGCGGACCGTGCGCGTGCGTTTCTATCCGACTGAGGAAGAGCGGGCCTGGGCGCTCGCCGAGCGTGTCAAGTATCCGGGCGCGCTGGTGATGATCAACCCGTCGGGGTCGAGCCTGCCAAAGTTCTGGCCGCACGTGCAGCGCCTGATGGAGCTCCTCGACGCGCAGGGCATCTACAGCCTGGTGGTCGGCGACCCGCGCCACGCCAAGTGGAAGGCGCCGGCGCGCGGGCGCGTCGTCGGCCGCGACTGGGACATCCGCAGGGTGTTCGCCCTGGCGCAGCTCGCCAACGTGGTCGTCGGCACCGAGAGCGCGCTTGTCAACGCGGTCGCCCATGAGCCGATGCTCAAGGTGGTGCTGCTCTCGCACTCCTCGCATGAGAACCTGACTCGCGACTGGGTGAACACCGCGGCGCTCGCCCCGCAGAACCTTGCCTGCTACCCGTGCCACCGCATCCACCAGGACCCGCTGCATTGCTCGATGCCGCGCGGCTTCGCGGCCTGCCAGGACGCGGCGACGGCGGAAGAAGTATTCGCCCTGTGCCAGGAATGGCTCGCGCGCATGCGGGAGGCCGCCTGATGGGCTCGCTCGCGCATTTCAGCCTGGCGGCGATCGCGGAGGTCCACGGCCTGCGCTCTTTCGTCGAGACCGGCACGGGCGACGGCACGGGCGTCGCGCAGGCGCTCGCGGCGGGCTTCCCGACGATCTACTCGATCGAGCTCGTGCCCGCGCTCGCGGCGGCCGCCCGGGCGCGCTTCGCCGGCGAGCCGCGCGTGACGATCGAGGAAGGCGACAGCGCCGAGTGCCTCGAGGCGCTCGTGCCGCGGCTGCCGAGCGGCCCGGCGTTCTTCTGGCTCGACGCGCACTTTCCAGGCGCCGACTATCGCCTGGGCGGCTATGCCGACGAGGGCGACGCCGGGCGGCGCCTGCCGCTCGAGCGCGAGGTGGCGGTGCTCGCGCGCCTGCGCGCCGGCTGCGGCGACGTGCTGGTGATCGACGACGCGCGCATCTACCAGCCCGGGCCATACGCCGCGGGCGACCTGCCGGCGGACTGGCCGGCGCTCGCCGGCGTGACGCGCTCGCTCGACTTCGTGCGCGCCGCCTTCGGCCGCACGCACGGCGTGGTCGTCGATTACGCCGACCAAGGCTACGTGATGGTGGTGCCCCATGCCCGACATGCTCCTGCTTGAACCGACCCCGCGGCCCGCTTGCCTCGTCAGCGAGGACGCCCTGAACGAGCTCGCCCAGGCGGCCTGGCGCGCGCCGGCAGGCGACTTCGTCGAGGTGGGCGTCTACAAGGGCGGCAGCGCCTGGGTGCTGGGCGGCGTGGCGCGCGAGCGCGGCCGCGCGCTCTGGCTCTTCGACACCTTCGCCGGCATGCCGCACGCCGAGCCGC